CTATGTGTATACTGTGGAAAAGATTCGGAGTGTTTTAAGTGCCAAAGAACTGGCAAAAGAAATGACTGATGAAGAATTACAACTAGCAATTGATGATTTCCAGGATATACAATATGATGGTACTGGTGTATTACATTAATAATCTCAAAACCGGACATACTCAACTTTACTCTCTTGTCAAGCGTTTGTCAATAACTTTAGGTGGTAAACATGGCGACTAAGCAAAAACATTACATTAACAACGCTGATTTCTTGGCAGCATTAATGGAATACCAAGATAAGTGTAAGAGTGCTAAAGAAGATAAAAAACAACCTCCTGCCATTCCTAATTACATAGGTGAGTGTTTTATGAAGATAGCAGAGGGACTATCACACAAACCCAACTTCATAAATTATACCTATCGTGAAGAAATGATGTCTGATGGTATTGAAAACTGTTTGATGTACTTTAATAATTTTGATCCAACCAAATCAAAGAATCCATTTGCATACTTTACACAGATTATATACTACGCCTTTCTAAGAAGGATTCAAAAAGAAAAGAAACAACTATATGTTAAGTATAAAGCCACACAACAAATGGGCATACTTGATGAAATGGAAATGATGGAGTTTGAAGATGGCACCAGTAAACAATTTGAACTGTACGATAATATTGCCGAGTTTATAGGTAACTATGAAGATGCTCAGGATAAAAAGAAAGAGGTAAAAAAACCAAAAGGGCTTGAAAAGTTCTTAGGAGAGTGATATAATAGTATTATGAAAATAGCAATTATAACAGACCAACACTTTGGAGCAAGGAATGACTCACCTCATTTCTTGGATTATTATGAAAAGTTTTATAGAGATACTTTCTTTCCATGTCTTGCCAATAATGGCATTACTACTGTTCTTATACTCGGTGATACGTTTGACCGTAGGAAATACATAAACTTCTACAGCCTTAAACGTGCCAAAGAGATGTTCTTTGATGAGTTAGCCAGAAACAACCTTGAAGTTTATATGTTGGCTGGCAATCATGATACTTACTTTAAAAATACCAATGATGTAAACTCTGTAGACCTTCTACTTAATGAGTATGAAAACATTCACGTTATAGATTCACCACAGACAATACACTTGAATTATGGTGAAGTCGGTTGTGATGTATTGATGATGCCTTGGATTTGTGCTGAGAATTATGATGAGAGTATGTTGGAACTTAAAAACAATTCCGCTTCTCTTTGTATGGGACATTTTGAGATTGCTGGATTTACCATGCACCGTGGTATGACCTCTGATGGAGGATTGAGTCGTGAAATTTTTAGGAAATTTGATATGGTCTTTTCTGGCCACTTTCACCATCGCTCTACTTCAGACAATATTACTTACCTTGGGAATCCTTATGAGCTCACGTGGCAAGATTACAACGACACTAGAGGTTTTCACCTTTTTGATTTGTCTACTCGTACTTTGGAGTTTATCCCGAATCCAAATGTAATGTATCATCGTATTGTGTATGATGATAAGGTGGAATCTATTACAGAAATTACCAATAAAGAATTAACCAAATATACCAATACCTATGTTAAGGTGGTGGTTGTGAATAAAACTAATCCTTATCTTTTTGACAAGTTTATGGCTTCATTATATAATGTTAATCCAATTGATATTACCATAGCTGAGGACTTTATTGACTTGACAACAGGCGTAGAAGATGATATGATTGACCAAGCTGAAGATACTATGACTATCATAGAGAAGTTTGTTGATGGTATCTCAGAGGAATCTATTGATAATAACAAGCTGAAAACAGTAATGCGTGAATTATACGTTGAGGCATTGAATCAGGAGCAAGCATAATATGGACTTAAAATATGATTTTTATTATAAATTCAAAGAAGTTACCACAGAAAAATATGGTGATATAGAAAATGTCATTATTGAAATTAGGTTTTTTCATTGTTTAAATGCTATAGGTGATGATGAAAACAATCCTGAAATACATAAATTAATGGTATTACATTTTCCATATGTTGAGGGAGAACCTTACATTGATGGTACCAATATAACTAAAGAACTATTAATTAAAGCAATAGAAAATAAAATTGGTGTTGAAGAAATTGAAAAAATGAAAGAATCTTTAATATATCAATACCATGAAAAATTACAAATAGTAACAAAGAAAAAAATAACTCTTGATTTATGATTATATTTGAAAAGTTGAGGTGGAGGAATATTCTTTCCACCGGTAACTCCTTTACGGAATTAAACCTAACCAAATCACCTAACACACTTGTTATAGGTAATAACGGTGCAGGTAAATCCACTATGTTGGATGCCTTGTGTTTTGGTTTGTTTGGAAAGCCATTTCGTAAAATCAATAAACCCAATCTATTAAACTCCATCAATCAACAACAAGGTGTGGTTGAGGTTGAGTTTTCTATTGGTCAAAAGAAGTATAAGATTATTCGTGGTATTAAACCAAACACATTTGAAGTATATTGTAATAATCAGTTAGTGGACCAAGATGCGAAAGCTAAAGACTACCAAGACCACCTAGAGAAATTCATTCTCAAAATAAACTATAAGTCTTTTACGCAAGTAGTCATCTTGGGATCCGCCTCATTTGTTCCGTTCATGCAGCTGTCGCCTGGTGACCGAAGAGCAATCATTGAGGACTTACTAGATATTCAAATTTTCTCCTCAATGAATGGCATTGTTAAAGATAAGATGTCCATTATTAAAGACGGAACATTGAAGAACAAGTATGCCATGGATTTGGCATCTGAGAAGATACTATTACAGAAACAGAATATAGAGGAACACAAAAAGCACAACCAGTCAGAGATAGAAAAGAAAAAGAAAGATGTGGCAGATAGCGTAGACCAAATCTTTACCTTACAGAAAGATATTGGATTAATTCAAAAACATATTGATGTGTTACAAAGTAAAATTGCCGATAAACTGGCAGTAGAGACTAAGAGTTCCAAGTTACTACAGTTGGAATCTAAGCTAGAATCTAGAATTAAAAAAATTGATAAAGAGGTGTCTTTCTATGAGCAAAACGATAACTGTCCCACCTGTAAACAAGGAATTGAAGAATCATTTAGACAGGAACAAGTGGTTACTTTGGGCTCAACTAAACTGGAGGTCAACAAAGGACTTACAGAATTATCAGTTCAGATTGCCACAACCAATAAAAGGTTTGAAGATATACAAAACAACCTAAAACATATTACGGCACATAGTAATGAAATTGTAAAGCACAATTCTACGGTGTCTGCCATCAACCAATATGTTACTAAGATGCAGAAAGAAATTGGGGAGTTATCTAATCGTAAGGACAACCTAGAAGAAGAAAATACAAAACTAGTTGAGTTGAAGGCTGAGTTGACCGCTTTGATTAAACACCAAGAAGGACTTTCTGTTGAGAAACAATATCTGGAGTTTGCTGGTAATCTCCTAAAAGATACAGGTATTAAAACAAAGATTATCAAGCAGTATTTACCAATCATGAATAAACTGATTAACAAATACCTAACAGCAATGGACTTCTTTGTGAATTTTAATATCAATGAGAACTTTGAGGAGTCTATTAAGTCCAGACACCGTGATGATTTTAGTTATGCCAATTTCTCTGAAGGTGAAAAGATGAGAATTGATTTGGCATTACTGTTTACTTGGCGTCAAATTGCCAAGATGAAAAATTCAACCAACACCAATTTACTAATATTGGATGAAGTGTTTGATTCCAGTTTAGATACTGTGGGTACAGATGAGTTTTTGAAGTTGTTATATGAAATGGATAAGGACACCAATGTGTTTGTTATCAGTCATAAAGGTGACCAACTGTTTGATAAGTTTAGGTCTGTAATTAAGTTTAAGAAAGTTAATAATTTTAGTCAGGTAGAATAATGAGTGATATAATTAAGTTTGATACGGAAGATTCCTTAACACAAGCTACGGTAACTCCACAAGAAACAAAAATATTTAATTTAGTATCAGAAGAGCATCCAATTTTAAGAGAGGTAATGCCAGAATTTAATTTTGATAATCCTCCTGTAAATCCAAATGAGTTTGCTTCTGCATTAGTGGAAACTTGTAAGCACTATCATGGGTATGGACTATCAGCTAGTCAATGTGGATTCAAACACCGAGTATTTGTTATGGGTCACGATGATAATTATGTTGCCTTTTTTAATCCAAAATTACTTACTACCACAGGAGAATCACATATAATAGAAGGATGTTTATCATTTCCTTTATTGGGATTACATATAACCAGAGCACAATTAATCACAGTTGAGTACCATGATTTTACTGGAACAAAAAGAGAGGCAACTTTTTCTGGTATATCAGCTCGTTGTTTTCAACATGAGCTTGACCACATGAATGGAATAGTGTATACTCAAAGAGTGAAACCAATGGCACTACAAATGGGTGTTAAAAAACGAAATAAAATGTTGAAGAACTTGAGAATAAAATAATGGCAGAACCAATTGAATTTGTAGAAAAGCAATGGGATTCTTGGATTGAAAAGAACCCACTTGGAACTTATGAACATATTGATGTAGAAAAACTAGTTGAGGTTCTTACTAAAGATTTGACCTATGCTTCAGGCATGGATGTAAAAGAATATACATTATACCAGAAATGGTGTGAGATTAAAGAAAGATATCCCGTAGAAAATGTATCAACTCTATGGGGCCAAGATGTTCAGATGATATATCCAGAACAAGAAAAACTTATTAAACAAGTTAAATCTAATTTCTGGATGCCTAAAGATCCTGATGACTATGCCAAATTACAGCCTGTTATGAAATTACATAATGGTGAGTTGGCTGAAACATGGAATGCCATCAGAACATTTACTTCAACAATGAAGAATAACTCCAATATTGGTCGTAACCTATTCTATACGATTGAAGATGAGGTTACTGGTAAATATCTTGGTGTGCTTTGTATATCATCAGACTTCTTGGATTTAACTCCAAGAGACAATGCAATTGGATGGTCAAGAGATATTAAGACTTCACAAGGCATGATTAATCATACTGCCATTGGGTCCACGATTGTTCCATTACAGCCTCTTGGTTATAATTATATGGGTGGAAAGTTATTGGCATTGTTATGTCTTGCTGATACAGTTCAAAACGATTGGAAAGAAAGATATGGAGATGTATTGGTCGGAGTTACAACCACTTCTCTTTATGGCAATACTAAGTCTAATGGTCTTTCTCAATATGATGGATTAGAACATTGGAATAAAATGGGTTTCTCCTCTGGTTCCGTGGCATTTGAACCATCAAGAGCAACTAAGAAAATGATATTTAATTGGATTAAAGAAAACCATACAAGAAAATATTTTGAATGGTGGGAAGCCAAGAACAAACAAGGACTGCCATTAAAACGTGACCATAAAAATAGGTCATTACACTTTGCTTATCCTAAACTTGGCATACCAAAAGAATTAACCCGAACAGAACATCAAAGAGGAATCTATTTCTCTCCTCTTTATGACAACACCAGCGAATATCTCCGCAAGGAGATTGGTGATGATAAACTAGTAAAGTCGTTTGATACTAGTTTGGAAGCCTTGACAAATATTTGGAAAACCAAATATGCTAAAGGTCGTATATCAATGTTGAAGAAAAAGAATACTGTTTCTTATGAAGCCTTATTCTATGATGACTTGATAAAAATGTCTTGGGAAGAAACCAAGGCAAAATATCTGACACAAGTTGGCAGATAATCAAGTATACCACAGGTATGCTTGACAATCATACTATATAATGTTATGATGGTGTCACTCGTTAACTGCGAGGATTTTTTAAATTATGAACAAGGAGTTCTATATGAAGTTATCAGCAAAAGAGAAGATGTTAGTTGCACTCAAGCAAACAGGTGGTTATAACACTTTCACCACTAAGCAAGCACAAAGGCGTTTTGGCATTACTAATGTCGCTGCTCGAATCGATGAATTACGTCAAGAAGGTAACGTAATTTACACAAACACCAAGAGTGTTGACGGTAAGAAAGTTTCTTTCTATCGTTTAGGTTCACCAACTAAAGCAATGGTACGAACTGCTTTAGCTGCCGGTTATTCACTAACTGCTTAATTAGTACCCTTTGAGGAGACCACCGAAAGGTGGCTCCTTTTTTTATTTTCTTGGAGCAAAAATGGAAATTTCAGTTAAAAAAGAAGAACTACAAGCAAAAAAATTATTTGTGGCAACTCCAATGTACGGTGGTATGAATCATGGTTTATACATGAAAGCCTGTTTAGATTTACAAGGTGTTTGCGTTCAATACGGTATTCAAATAAAATTCTCATTTTTATTTAATGAATCTTTAATTACAAGAGCAAGAAATTATCTTGTTGATGAATTTTTACGTTCAGACTCAACTCATTTATTGTTTATTGATTCTGATATTAGTTTTCAACCAAAAGATGTTATTGCTTTGTTAGCTCTTGATAGGGATGTTATTGGTGGTCCATACCCTAAGAAAGCAATTAAATGGAAGTCAGTTAAGACTGCATTAACTAAAAATCCTGATATTGATTTGGGTGTCTTAGAAAAAGTAGCAGGTGATTATGTTTTCAATCCTGTTAAAGGCACAGCACAGTTTACAGTAACAGAGCCACTAGAAGTTATGGAAATTGGTACTGGTTATATGATGGTTAAGAGAGAAGTGTTCCCTAAATTTGCAGAACATTATCCAAACTTAAAATATAAACCTGACCATGTTGGTCAAGCACACTTTGATGGTACTAGATACATTCATGCCTATTTTGATACAGTCATTGATAAAGAATCTGAAAGATATCTATCAGAAGATTATATGTTTTGTCAATGGTGGAGAAACATGGGTGGACAAATTTGGTTATGTCCCTGGATGAAAACAGCACACATTGGAACATATCACTTTCAAGGAGATATGCCTGCTGTTGCTAATTATGTTGGTGAAATGTAATGTCAAAATATGATGTGATTCTTGATGTTGTAAAGGCATCACAATCGGCCACAACAGGTGGTCGTAAATTTGATGGTGAGAAATTAGAATATGGTTTGTTACCACCATTAGCATTAAAGGCAGTAGTAGAAATACTTACCTTTGGTGCTCAGAAGTATGAACGGGATAATTGGAAGTTTGTTCCTGATTCTAAGCGTAGGTACTTTGATGCCGCACAACGGCATTTATGGGCTTGGAAAGAAGGAGAACAGAATGACCAAGAGACCGGTAAGAATCACTTGGCGCATGCGCTGTGCTGCTTGATGTTTTTGTATGAACATGATATAATGTATTCTTTAAATAATGGAGAAGTGAATGAAACTATCAAATGAAACCGTAAATGTGTTGAAGAATTTTTCAACCATCAATCAAGGTTTAGAATTTAAACAAGGCAAGACAATCAAAACGGTATCTTCTAGCAAGGCATTAATGGCAGAAGCTACTTTATCGGATGACTTTCCAGAAACCTTTTGTATCTATGACTTAAACCAGTTCTTATCGGTCAATTCTTTGTTCAAAGATAAACCAGAATTAGTTTTCGATGATGCAAATGTGGTGTTTACAAGTGGTCGAAACAAAGTGAAGTATCGTAAAACTGCCAAGAGCATGATTGTATCTGCGCCAGATAAAACTATTACATTACCTTCAGTTGATGTATCGTTTACATTGAAGGCTGAAGATTATCATTGGATTATGGATACTGCCAAAGTATTATCTTCTCCACATATTGCCATTCAATCTGATGGTGATGCAGTTGAGATTGTTACCTTTGATGCAGCCAATGATTCTGCTCACGTTAATTCAATGCAGATTGAGGGTCTCGATGGTGGTGGTAAAAAATATAAAATTGTTTTCAATACAGAAAACTTTAAGATGATTCCCGGTAGTTATGAAGTCAATGTTTCTTTTGGTGGTATCAGTCATTTCAAGAATACTAAAGATAACATTCAATATTGGATGGCATCTGAAACGAAGCATACTAAAGTAGGTTGATAGTAGTAATTTTTGAGTTGTATTATATTATGGGAGTTTTGAATGAAACATTTACTATGGGTCGAGAAGTATCGACCAGCCAAAGTGGAAGATTGTATTCTTCCGGATGCAATCAAAACCACTTTTCAAGAGTATGTCAATAAAAAAGAAATACCAAACTTATTACTTTCAGGCTCAGCAGGTGTTGGTAAAACAACAATTGCAAAAGCCCTCTGTGAAGAAGTTGGCTGTGACTACATTATTATTAATGGTTCTGATGAATCTGGTATTGATGTACTTCGTAATAAGATTAAAAATTATGCTTCGTCTATCTCATTATCAGGTGGTAGAAAAGTAGTCATCATAGACGAAGCAGACTATCTAAATCCAAATTCAACGCAACCTGCAATGCGTGGTGCAATTGAGGAGTTCTCCTCAAACTGTTCGTTCATCTTTACTTGTAACTTCAAGAATCGGATTATTGACCCAATCCATTCTCGTTGTTCAGTCATTGACTTCAAAATCAATGGCAACAAAGCAAAGATGGCTGCTCAATTCTTTAAGAGAGTTGAGTGGATTCTAGAACAAGAAAATATTAAATATGATAAAGAAGTGGTGGCTGCCGTCATCACCAAACATTTTCCAGATAATCGTAGGATATTAAATGAACTTCAACGTTACTCCGTTTCTGGTGTTATTGATAAAGGTATTCTTTCTAATGTTACTGATGTACAACTTGATGCTTTGGTCCAAGGATTAAAAGACAAAGACTTTGGATCCGTTCGCAAGTGGGTCACAAACAACTTAGACAATGATCCAACCAAAATCTATCGTAAGTTATATGATACATTATATGAACAGTTGAAGCCAAACGCAGTTCCTCAACTGGTTCTACATCTTGCCAAGTATCAGTATCAAGCTGCATTTGTTGCTGACCATGAAATCAATATGGTGGCTTGTTTGACTGAAATTATGGTGGATTGTGAGTTCAAATGACACCATTTGAATATGTTGACCTAATTTTACATAAAACAAAAGCAGAATATGAATCTTTAGATTTTAAAGATTATGCACCATTTATTGTAAATCGTTCTTTATCATACCATGTAGACTGTGTTTTATATGTAAACGAAATGAATTTGTATCCAGAAATGGATAAAGACCTTCAATATCAATACCTTCTAAATACTATTAGGTCGATGAAACGGAAATTTCAACCGTGGCAGAAAGCATCGGCCGATAAGGATTTAGAATGTGTCAAGGAGTATTTTGGTTATTCAAATCAAAAAGCCAAAGAGGCTTTGCGGATTCTAAATGATGAACAAATCGCTGAAATAAAAGCAAATACAATAAAAGGCGGAGTGAACAAATCATGATTTTAATTACAGATTTGGTAGAGGTTACCCTAGCGGAAAAGGATGATTTCCTTAAAGTCCGTGAAACACTAACACGAATCGGTGT